TATTAAATCCTTCTTCTATTAATCCTTGTTTAGATAAACTTTTTGCATTCTTAAACGTATTAAATGTATTCAATGCAGAGCCAAGATTAAACGTGCCGCCTGCTAAGTCTCCTAATACACTACTTAGTCCATTGGCTACACCGCCTTGACCAAAAAGACTGCTAGTTCCGCCACCTGCTACAGTTAATGGACTAGGTGTTTGGTCATAATGCTCTTGAGCAAAGCCTCTTGGAGAACCTTCTCCAGTAGCTCCTCTACTATAAAATATTGATTCGTATGCAACAGTCATTTGATTTTGTAGCGTAGTAGTAGCGTCAGCTTGATCCATACTGTCATGTTGAAAGCCAGTTATTATTGGATTAACTAAAGTAAATCCTGTATACTGATGTCTAGCCATTTGATAAATTGTAATTTTATTAAAGAACGGGTCAACTGAATCGTTGTCAAACCCGTAACGGTATTTGTGATCCTCTGCACCTTTGTATGTGTTTCTTGGTGAATAAGGTGCTGATACACCGTCTGCATAATGACCGCCGTCTGCATAATAATATCTATAGTATGCTTCCATTAGCATTGTAGTAATGCCTAAGTTGTCATCATGGAATGTAATGTTTACTGGATCGTATTCTAAACTAGTTTGTAAATTCTTTTTACGATTGTACATGTTTTTAGTTACAGTGTTCATACTTACTTTTGGTAAGTCAACTGATTTAACTAATAAGTTTATTTCGTTTTTATGTCGTTGATCTAATTGTGGCAAATTTGCCGATGCAGTTGGACTTAGTTCTATTACAACATGGTAAAGGAACTTTGCCTTGGGCGCAAGCCTAAACGCATCATCAGTATACAGTCTAGCCGCATGCTGAAAGTCTGCCATGTCACCTTTTGGGTTAGTAGTGCCGCTTAATACGTTATCAAGAAACCCATTTAATATGTTTGCCATCGAACTCTCCTTACTAATATTTATCTATAACATAAAGTACGTAGATTATAAAAACAATTTTTGACCAGGTTGTGTCATCCAATCAGCTAACTTCTCAGCAAATAGTTTACTAGATTCTGGTCCAGGATGTAACTCATCTCTTGCAACGTCAATACCCTTTAATCCTATATTAGGATATACGTTTGGAGCATTAATTTTATCTAGTGTGTATAATGTTTCAGTACACCAAGACGAGAATACTATTTTTACATTATTTGCCTTTGCACTTTCTGTAATCATAGATACTGCATATATAAGATTCATTATAAACATGTTATCATCAAATGTGCTGTACAGGCTTTTCCACAGTTTTGCGTCAGTTAAATGGGAAGGTTTAAAGTCAGGTATCATGCCAATGTTTCCTGATTCCCATTGACGGTTCTTAGCACTAACTTCTTTACTAAGTATTCGAGCATAATCTATTCTATATAGACCCGGCAATAATATAACTGCATAATTTAAATTTAAAACTTGTTGTGTTGCTACAAACGTTCTAGCAATACGTAATGCACTTGCGCCGCCTATGCCAAAATTAAACTTATTAAATCTAAAGTGATTAGCAACTAAAGTTGTCCAGTGTTTTGACGATTCTACACCTTCGCCAAACGTATTGCTACAACCGTAAAACGCTATGTTTGGTCGTTTAGCTTTGTTTTTCCACACGTCTCTAAATCCATATTGATTTATAGTGTATTGCCACGGGTCTTTATCAAAGTTTTTTTCTTCTTCTTCACGCAAATACGGAAACTGCCACGGAACAGTTTCGTCTGGCGGGTTTACTTGATCAATGTTTATAGGCGCTGGTCTTACATGCACACTAAAATGCACTAGTTCTGATAGAGACTTAATATTATATGGTGACAGATACGCCGGAGCTAGTTGTTCATTAGATACAGACCCATTTGACAAACCTGAATTGCGTTGGTTAAGTCTTTCTAAATCTGTCTTAGGTATACGGTATCTATTTTTCTTCATACAGTTATTTATTTTATCTAATATTATCAAAGATAAAAAAAGGAACCGAAGCTCCTTTTAATAATAACAATATGGCACTTAGGTTATATTACTAACCAATACCGCCACCGCCCGTAACTAGACTATTAATAGTTCTACCTACTGCTGTTCCAATACCGCCACCTTGTGACTGTATTGCGTTATCGTAACGTATACTTAATGAAACTGTAACTGGCTCGTTAGCACTATATGCTAATGAGTTGTAGTTTGCATTTTGTATAAAGCAACCGTATAATTCAAAAGTGTCTAGTACGTTAGGAGTGTTTGCTCCGTTGCCGCCATCTAGTATTTCGATTCTAGTTACGAATTTGTAATCAATGCCACTTGCCGCACCTGATTGCTCAAAGAAGTCAAACTGCTTTTGTAGCTGTTCGCCAACAAGTTTTTGTACATTGTTGTTTACGTCTTCGCGCAAGTTAAGTGTAATCGGATCCCATGCATGCTTACCTGCTAGGTATGCTCTACTGTTGTAAACTGGGATTTCAATTTCCTCAAAGTTTACTACCGGACGTGTCACGTCAATTACTTGCTTTGTTAGTTCTGTTGTCGGTGTTGATACACCAAAGTTCTCAAGTGATACCCTGAAACGATACTGTAACTTCGGCATCAACAAACCTTGTGTTGATGATGAAGTGTCACTCGCTAGTGGTACTGTAATTTTTGAGAGTGTTGAAATAGCCATATTATAACTCCTGTTGCTAGTATTTATCATTTAATGGAGGCTATTTCTAGCCCCCATTTTGTTAGATGTTAAAGACCTGCAATTTCCCCTGTATTCTTAAGTCTAAGTGGAATAAAGATAAACTCCACAGCCTTAACTGGTTCAATTGCTATATCTAAGTATAGTTCGTTCTTGTCTATTCTACTTGCTGTGTTGTTTGACTCATCACATACAACTAGGTAGTCATATAACGCTCTAGATCCAACAAGTTCTAAGCACAAGCTCTCTGCGGCTTGTTTAATCTCATCTCTTGTTATCTTATCATTTGGTTCAAAGATATAAGGCTTAGCAAGTTTGTTAAGTTGACTTCTCATATAGATAACAAGTCTAGCAACGTTAATTCTATCTAATGAACTTGCGTTTTTAGCTCTTGTTTTCTGTCCAAATGCAACTAATCCAGCACCTGTAATAAACGTAATTGGGTTAACTTTAACACCATATAATGTGTCACGTTGTCCTTCGTTTAGTGCTATTGAATTAAATTCGCCTTCTGAATCAATATAACCTGTTGCTGTTGCGTTAGTAATGCCGCCACGTCTTGTACCTGCTGGTGCAAACCATGGATAGCTAACTTGGTCACTTAGTGCAAGAGTTCTTAGCATCATGTGACTTGGTGGAACAACAATGTTGTTACCAGCATTATCACTGCTAAAGCCCCATGGATAATAAACACCTAAGTATTCATCACTAGTTACAAGACCTTCTGCATTATCTTCAACTGCAAGGTTTACGTTAGTACCCCATTCGTTGATTGAAGTTGCATCTGGTGTTAGTTTTGGTGGACTATCTCCAAGTACAAACGCTGTAATACCTCTATCGTAGTTTAATGTAACCATTTCACCAATTAGCTCTGGATAACCTGGAGTAGCAATTACGTTAAAGATTCTTGATTCATCATCTCTAATTGCATCGTTACTGTTAAGCATTGCTTGTAGACTTTGGATAACAACTTTACGCTGTGCCGCTTGTCCGAAGCTTCCTTTGCCGTCTGCTTGGTTAGCTGATTCAGTAACCCAACGGTGTGTATAATAGCTTGTCATTGCTTCACTGCTATTAAAACGTGTATTAAGTGCATTTGTATCAACACTGTTGCGTACAAACTTCTTAACGTTAAAGCCACTTCTACGTAAGTTAACTAACAACATACCTTTTGGATATAGTGCTGGATCCGGAGCGTCTGCATCTAAGAAGTTATTTGTTAACAACTCAGTGATAGTTCCAGCTACATTACTAGTAGCGCCTGTTAATCCCCAACGTGCATCTGCAAATAGTACACCGTCTTCAGTAGTTTGATCGGCTGCATCTAGTAATACCCACTTTGCAGTAGCAGTACTATATTTGTAAATTGTTGGATAATTATCTAAGTCTGCTGTTGAAACCCAAATGTCGCCATTCTTAAGAGCTGTACCATCTGATTGGCCAGTAGCCGCAAGTGGTTCAGTTGCACTTACAATAGGTCCTGCTGGACTTGTTTGCTGTGCAGTAGACGCATCATAGAATGGACTAGTTGAATCTAAGTAACCAACCCAAGTAGTACCATTGTGTATCATGACATCAACTTCGTCAGTAATTGAACTGTACCATAATGTACCGTCTGCTGCCAATGCTGTTGGAGCTGTGGTGCTTGCAGTATATGTTAGTACTTGCCAATTCGAAGCAACAAACTCGTTTGCTGTATCGCCTGCTGGTGCAGTATACAAGTTAGTAGTTCCGCTATTTGCATTTACATAAGCACTAAAGCCCATTTCTGCAAATGCCGCTCCGCTATGGTCTTTGAAACGAATTTCGCCGCCCTTGGAGTGGCTAATAACAACTCTATTTTGTGCGTCAACGGTAGCACTAACGTTAGTTAATCCTACTGCGTTAATTGCGTTTGCAACTACTTCTGCGTCACTTGCCGCACCAGTTGTTGTTCCACTTACTGCTGTTACGCTTTGCAACGCCGCATTACCGACTATTGTCTCTTGTATATTAATTGTAAAACTTGCTGACGACATTCCAGTGCTAATTATGCCACTAGTAATAGTTGTCGGACCAGTTGTTGATCTTTTGTAAATTTTAAAATCACCAGCTGTAACTGTTGCTTCAGCATCGTTTGCTTTAACATAAGTTTGTGTTAATGATAATCCAGAACCGCCTAGTGTCTTATCTAAGTTGTAAATTGCTTCATGGTTAGTTGCATAGATTGGGGCCGCGCTAGTATCCCATAGCTTAGTTCCGTCATTCCATACTTTAACTTTCCAGTTAGCACCTTTGTTAGGTTGTGTAGTTTTAACCCAAAGGCTTCCTGTTGGACGTGATGTAGTATCAGCTGTCTTGTACTCTGGTACGCTTGTATGAGGAGCAATAGTTAATGCCGGAGCATAATATGTTCCTGCGGCAAAACCAGCTGATGCCATAGCACCAGTTCCTGCGGCAAGTACAACGTTTGCACCTGTAGAGAAAATATGCACAACACTATCAATAGATGCCGCTGTAACGCCACTAATTGAAGCTGTATTAATGTCGCCTACTAACGAAGCACCAGTAGTGCCACTAGCAGTAACAGTAGTTGAGTTAATAACTATTGTTTGACCATTAACGATTGTTGGGTTAGCAGTACCCGCTACAGTAGCGTGACTTGCTTTCCATGCTGTGGATCCAGTCTGTACCCAAGTACCTAAGTAGTTCTTGTAGTAAAGTTTGTTAAGTGTAGTTGTTGCAACAATAGCATAATCGCCAATTGCGCCAACTGAACCTTTTGGAGCTCCGCCAGTAACTTTAGTAGCATCAGTAATAACTGTTGGTACTTTGTTAGTAAAGCTCTGTCCGCCTGTTACAGAAGCAGCCGCTGAGTTCCATGCAAAAATGCCAAATATTGACATTGCTGTATCAAACCAGTATGTACCTGCCGCAGGATTTGCAGTAGGAGCAGACGATGATGCTGCCAGTGCATCTAAGTCAATAGCCGCTCTAGTTACATATGCTCTGTTACTTACACCTAATACACTGTAAGCCGCTTGCAAACCGTATTCATTGATTTCGCCGCCATGTATTGGATTGTTGTTAGTGTCTGTCTTGAAACTTGGTTCACCAAATGTTTCTACCAAATCACGCTGTGATGTGATCAAGTAAGGTTTACCTGCATTAGCAAGCAATGTACCTGGTGCGGTACCTGTTCCTGCGCCGTTCTTTTTATCTTGGGCGGAGGCTATAAAAATCATTGGTACAGTGCCGGGTTCTGCAGGTGTATAGAACGATTCGTCTATTACCTTAACCTCAACACCTGGGGATGATAACGCCATTTCTGTTTCTCCTAATAAGTGTGTTCACTATTATTTATATGAATTTAGTAATAACACCATAAGATACACCGAATAAAAGGGGCACAAAAGGTGAGGTAAATACAATATGAGACCATTATGCATTTGTAGACAAAGACCTGCCGCTATAAATTACAAAAAAGGCAACAAAACGTACTATCGTAAACATTGCGAAGTATGCTTACGCAACGGACCGCACCACGGAGTTCCTAAATGGAAGCAAGCTGGATACACTAAAAAGACTCATTGTGAGAAGTGTAATTATACAAGCGCCCATACAGAACAATTTAATGTATTCCATATAGACGGAGATTTGAACAATTCGTCACATACTAATTTAAAAACAGTATGTGCGAACTGTCAGAGGATTATACAGAAAGTTGGGAAGAAGTGGAAGCAAGGTGACTTGCTACCAGATTTTTAAGATAGTCCATAGTTTTGTCATTATCTATTACTGCGCTGTGGTCAATACTGCACCACATGTATTCTGACTGATGTACTTCTTTTGGTTCTACTCCTATGTCTTCATACATACGCAACCATACTGGATCGTCACCTCGGCGTACTCTCCAAACATTTCCACCAAGTGCATTTATCATTTTACCTTCGTTAGGAAAACGTACATCTGGAATAACATAATTTTGTGTTGGATTTTGCATAATTTCTTGCTTTACCATGCTAACCCAAATACCATCAAAGAAGCCTTTGCGCATACAGTCAGTACCGAACTCTTGTAACACAAGCCTAGGCGTTATTTCTCTGCCAGTTTCCTTAGACCAAAAGTCATCTCGCTTTTCGCGCCAGTGTCTGCTTTCATCTGTTATACCCTCAAGTAACGCTCTATCCCAATCAAACATTTCTGCAACTGCATCTTTAAGTTTGTCTGCAAATGATAGTTTTTTAAAGTCGTACTGCTCTACTAATATATCGCCGACAGTACCTTTACCGCCGCCAATCAACCCACATACTCCAATAATCATTGTTTTTCCTATAAAGTTATTTGTTCTGATCCATACCCAATATCACCTTTAGCAAACGTATTGAATGCAATGGCGTATCTATCTTTTTTACTGGCTGCACGTTCCACGTTGTGCTGTAAGTGTGACGGAAATAATAATATATCTCCTGTTACAGGATTTGTTGTAAATTCTTGTATATTATATTGATTAAAGTTTTTCTTTTTATATGTAACTGGTACACAGTTATGAAACAAGTTAGGATACATATATGCTTTTTCAAAGGTTATTGGAGCAGTTGTAGAATCTGCATCAATATAATATACTCCGCTAATCATTGACCCTGCGTGTCCGTGACTTACAATATCATTTTTGACTGACGTAGAGGTATCAATTTTATTAATCCAACTTGCTTGTATTTCAAAATTAATATGATCTTCAAT